AACGTTCTCTTATAGAATCATAACATGTTATTAGGTTGATGATATCTTCTGGATTTTGAATATCTGGAAATTTTCCTTTGTTACTGAAAGTTTCAATATCTATAAACATTACTTTAAGAGGAAATTTGGAAAAATCCTCATCAGTATTTTGATGCCAATAATTATCAATTAAAAATTGTTGAGCTGGTGGTAAATTTTCAAAAACTCTTTTTATATTAGAATCTTTTAAAAATTTATTTCTTTCAAACCCAGAATCGAATTCCTTTTTTGTTAATTTGGTTTTGAATATACTTTCTTCTTCCCCATTGACCTTTTCCAGTAAAAGATATGGATTAAAATCCAAATCATACTTCACACGATTTCCATCGACATCCCAAGAAAACAAATGGACGCATCTTTCTTTATTGTTGTAAACGCAGTTTCTGTACACTACAACAAGTAAAACACGTTTTTCGAAATTGTCAATTGAACTTCGGTATGTATTTTCTAGATGATGAACCGTATGGAGTATCAAGGGCTTCCATAAAAGCTCCTATATTTTCTGGTCTTTCTAAAAATCTCGTTTCTCCAATTTTACGAAGTTCTGGGATTAATTGATAATATCTAGCTCTATTTTTCCAATTCAATAATTCTTCTACTTTGTTTTCTAAATCTTCTCCTGTTTTAAATTTTAAAACATTCAGCGCATTTTCATATGTTGTCATATCTTGAACTAGACATGGGATTCCCAAACATGCAGCTTCAATGTATTTGATATCGGATTTGCTTCTATTGAAAGAATTATCTTGTAAAGGAGCCAAGAATAATTGAGCATTTAAACTATCTAAAAAGTTAGGGTATTCAATTAATGTTTTCCAAGGATGAAATTCAATTTTTCTATTTTCAACTAAATGTCTAATGGGAGGAGGTACAGCTCCGATAAAAACAAATTGATATTTATCAACATTTTTAGAAATAAATTCTATAACATGAGTAAAATCATCTTGTTGTTTTGTCTTATTTCCAACATCAAAATGTGCTCCAGATCCTGAATATACAATGCGAGGTTTCTTTTTATTTTTATCAAAATTATCAATGATTTTACGATAATTGAACTGATGACCGATCCACCAATATGGAGGGAAATTAGGTATTACCGAAATTTCTTCTTTACCAGTTCTTAATTTATATAAATCTCTCATGTGTTTACATGTAACTGTAACCTCATCAGACATATTAATCATATCAATGCAGTTTTGGCGAATTTCATCATTATCAAACGCTGGCTTATAGATATTATAATCTGGAATGTCTTCTCTGAATACGACATCATCAACTTCATATATAATTTTAAATCCAAGTTCTGGTTGTATACTTTTCAAAAACTCAAAAAACATTTTCTGTTCTTTACTTGCTTGTCTTTGAAGCTTAATGGTTTTTATATCTCTGTACCATTCTTTATCAAAAATCATTTTAGTAAGAGATGCTGAATCTCCCATGTTGGACATATTGATATGAAGTTCTGGCCAACCTATTCTCCACTGACCACACCCCTGACGATCTGCCATGAAATTTAAATATCTAGCTGGTCCATTTGGAACACTATTGATTTCTGGTGCTTTGGAAATTACACTATTTGAAAATGGTGATGTTGGAAACGGAGATGGAAATGGATTAGAAAACATATATATTGTAGTTATATTTTAATGTAAAAATGTCAATCTTATTGATAAACTCTTCTAGTTATTCCGTTTTCTTTTTCTAAGTTGACAATTTCACCATCTACATGTTTAATGGTTTCTTTTCTATGCGATATTGCATATACAGACATATTATTTTTATTAATTCTACTTTTCAAAACATTAATTAATAAATCCAATCCTCGTTCATCAAATGCACTATCGAAAATTTCATCATAAAATTCAAGATTTGAAGAAATTCCACTAATTTTTCTTCTCATGTCTGAAAAACTCAATACACATGCGATATCAACGCTTCTTTTTTCCGCTCCTGACAAATTACTGTATGAAAATTCATTTCCTTTTTCAGTAGAAATATGTTCATCAAAATATTCATCAAATTTACATTTAACATTCATTCCAAGATCAGTTATGTATGTTGAAATAGTAGAATTTAACATACATAATAATTTCTTTATAACATAACTTTTAACACCCTCTTCACCCAATACAAATTTACAAATTTCATAATCTGAATCCTTTTGTTTGAAGGTATTCAAATTTTCTTCTTGTTCTTTTTTTCTAGTTTCAGAATTTTTAATGTTTTCTTCGAATGAATCTGTAGATATGATAGAGTTTTTAAAATCATCATTTATATTTTTAAAAGACTCTTCATATTCTTTTAAAATATTATTAAAGTTTATTCTTTTTTGAGTTGTATCTTTCTGTTTTTGAATTTCATTATGAACTTTTGAAATATTTTTTTGAACTTTTGCTTTTTTATCTAACCAATCTTCTTTTTGATTATTAATTTCAGTTAAATTAATTTTATATTCACTTATATTATTTTGAATTTCTTCTTTTTTAGAATTAATATACTTTATATGATCGTGTGAAATATTTTGAAAACACTTATCACATTGAACTTCATCAACGGAGTTCATTTTCATTAATTCTTTTTTCAAAAGATCAAGATCTTTACTTATTTCAATGTGTTTTATTTGAAAATTTCCAAGTTTACCATCGATTTTTTTCCAAGCATCTTCTAATTTTAAATATTGATTCTGTAATTCATCAATATTTTGATTTTCTGGCAATTCTTCAATTTTTATTTTAATATTTTGAATTTTATTTGTAATTTCTTCCTTGCGTGTGTTTAAAAGTTGAGTTCTTTCTTCTATTTGTTTCTTAATATCATCGAATTGTTTTTGATAAGTGTTGATAGATGTTTTTAATTCTTCGACACGCGCTAAAGATACACTCATATCATTTTTATTTTCACTTATATATTTTTTAAGATCTTTCAACATCAAACCAAATATTTCAATGTTGAAAATATCCTCAATAAATTTTCTTTTTTCAGCAGCATTCTTCAACATGAATGGTGTTGTGTCACTCAATGTCATTATATCACAACTTTTATGGATAATTGGGTTGGTTCCCAATAAATCACAAATATATTTGTTGGTATTTGCGATACTATCTCTGGTAATATCTTCATCACCCCTCCAAAGTTCAACTTTGGTTGGCTTTACTTGTCTGATAATTTTATAAGATTGTGTATTTTCAGTAGTTTCAACATCAAATTGTAATTCGATACGTCCTTTACCCTTGGTTATATTGTTTACAATATATTCATTCTTAATTTTTCCAATAGTTTCACCAAATAATGCATAAAAATATGCAGTCATGAGTGAACTTTTACCAACTGCATTTTTTCTTTCAGGATTATCAATATTTTGTCCAGTTATAAGGTTCAGACCTTCTTTAAATTCAATTTCTATAGCATCATTTCCAATACTTAAAAAGTTTTGAACAATTATTTTTTTATATTTTATTTTTCTCATATAAATCTTCGTTAATTTTTTTAATTCTGGCTAATTGATCATCATCTAATCCTAATTGATCATAAAATTCTTCAAACATTTCTTTAATATCAATAGAATCTATATTTTCTACATCATTTAAAGTCTTTGAATTCACATTATATTCGAAAGATATCTGCCAAGGATTGTAACTTTTGAATATATTTGATATTTTGGTAAATTCTTCTTCTGATAATTCAGAATCGACAATCAATTTAATGATATTATTTTCAATTTCTGATTCTTCATATGATTCATATCCACTCAAAGCTAGTTTTATGAAACGAGGAGATGCGGTATTTTCGAAAAATTCAATAGACCCATCTTCAATATCTAAAATATGGTATCCTTTTGTGTTATTTTGGTCGCTGAAGTCTAAAGGAAAACAACTACCAACATAGTATATTGACCCCTCGTTGTATTTTTTACTATTTCTATTGTGAAAATGACCAGAAAATACGGCATTCGTCTTCTCAATTAGTATATCAACTGGGTTTAATCCATGATTACACACTGTATAATTGTTCATTTTGAATGTTTGTATCTCAAAATGCCCAAAAATGTAGTCATATTTGCTGTTTGGAATATCATTATTCCATGGAACAAACAAAAAACGCTTATTAAAAGCTTCAAATTCTAAATTTTTATCAATTAATGTGATATTTTCATGCCCTTTCATCATTCCAAGGCTATGAACATCACTTCTGTTCTTATAATATGCATCATGATTTCCAATAATCATGAAAACGTTAAATTTTTTAAACTTTTCTATAATTTTAGAAGCAACGTGTATAGTTTGAACACTAATTTCGCTTCTATTATCAAAAAAATCACCCAAAAAGAATATATCTTTTATTTTTTTCTGATTTAATTCATCAACAATCCAATCAGCCCACGTTAAAGCTGTTTCGTGCCATTTTTCAGAATTTCCATATATTCCTAAATGAAGATCACTGAATATTGCAACTTTAGTCTTTTTAATCATATTATTAGTTTGAAAAATCGTATTGTTCATCATCATCAGAAAAACCTGATGGTTTGGTATATACATTTCCTTCAGATTCAATCATATTTTGCTCATAAAGCATTTGTTTATACTCTTGTAAACCTTCATGTTGCTTGTTTTCTTTCTTTATTCGGTTAGTAAACGCATTCCAAGCTATTTGATTGAAATAACTAAATGGATTATAACCAGAATCCATGTTATACTTCTTTCCTTCCAACGCTGAATACATTTTTATCACAGCATCTCCTACCATTTCTTCTTTCCAAGACTTTGTATAATTAATAAATCTCCAATTATAACTCAAACCCTCCGCTATTTTAACTATATTGATAGCTAATTCATCTGTCATTTTATCACTGTCGTAATACTCTTGTATCTGTCTTTTAAAATCATTGGAGTTTACGTATATACTTGCTTTTATTTCTGGATTAATTTTCATAAATCTATTTCTATTTCTTTATATGGTATCTGTTCATCGTCGTAAATTTGTTTTCTTTCTTCAGCGTGGTTTGTCGAGTATTTTAAATTATCATATATATCAAAAATAACAAGTTTGGACTTGTTTTCATGCAATCTCAACCCTCTACCTATTCCTTGTACGATACGAACGAAGCTTTTCCCGCCAGATGCAAACACAATATTGTGCAAATTTTTAATATTTATACCTGTTGAAAATATACTACTCATTGCAATACACACTATGTTATCACAAACTTCCATATTTGCAATAACTTCAACTCTTTCGTTCAAATCAACCTCGCCTTTTATAAAAACTACACTCTTATCTTTCAACACATTCAAAGATTTTAGAAGTGCTTCCCCGTGTTCAAGGTGATTTACCAATATTAATGTATTGTTTGGTATCTTAGAAACTATTTTATATATGATATTATTTCTTTTTTCAGAATTGTATATATAAGATAACTCTATATTATAATCTTCTGTTGGAGTTTTATCTTTATTTTTATTTTTTTTAGGAATATCTGATGAAGAATGGTTCAATAAAATCATTTTAACCACCACATCAGTTAAAATATTTTCGTCTCTGAGTTCTTTACTGTTCTTTTCAAACAATAATGGACCAAATGTACCTAATATTTTCCACACATCATATTGATCTTTTGGAAAAGTGCCTGTGAAACCGAAACGATTTGGTGTTTTTATTTTTGTGATGAGCTTTGATATTTTACTAGTGCCAGTACATCTATGACATTCATCAACTATTAGCAAATCTACATCTTTGATCCATGAATTATCATCAAATTTGGATACTAAATTTTCAGAATTGACTATTATTACATCGGTATTTTCCAATTTATTAGTTCCAGTCCATCCCGAATATGAAAAATTAACTTTGTAAGATTCAAAATCTTTTTGAAGTTGTGATACAAGAGAAATTCCAGGTACTACAACCAACACTTTGTATGTTTGCTTGGGTCTATTTGCCCAAAAGTTTTCAATCAATGATGCTATACAAAAACTTTTACCAGAACCTGTAGCACTTTTTATTGTACCTCGTCCATATTTCAAACACAATTTCACAATTTCCATTTGAAAGTCTCTATGAGGAAATGCAAAACCATCAAATACTGTTGTTGTTTTTATACCACAACTTAAAAATTGTTTAAATTCTTCAGTGTATTCTATATTTGTATATTGTTCTTGTATTAAGATATTGATTATCTCTTTATAAAGACCGAAATCGAATTTTCCAGATTTATCAATTGCATATTTTCTATCTGGAATTTTTCTTCCGTACTTTTTTGCAAATTTTGCAGCGTCATTCTTGACACTGAATTTATTTTTTACGCAATAAAACGTGGCCTGATCACAAATAATCTGGCCTTTGTTTGTTTTTGCATCGTAATGCAGCTTAATCAAAATTAATTAATAAGTGGAAATATCCACTTTTCGTTAATTCAAATTCCTTTATGTGTGGAACTTCTATCATCCTTCTTGCAATTGAATAAATTTTATTATATTTTCAAAATCTTTGGCTATGTATTTTACACAGTCGTAAATTCTTTCAAGTTGTTTAAAATTCAATTTTAATTCGTCTATTTGTAGATTTATTTCTTCAACATCTTGACTTTCTTCTATTTTATCAAGTGTTGATTTATTTATTTTTATCTCCGAATTATCTATTAATTTTTTCTGTAATGTTTTGATTATATATTTCTTTTTTTGCTCAAGTGATTTAATTTCTTGTTCAGTTTCTGACAAGACGTTTGCCCAATATGATTTTTCTCCTGGAACTTGATTAAGTTTATCAGCTAAACTAAGCATATCGATATTTGTGGCAAATTCGGCATACTTTTTAGCATAAAACTTTCTTTTTTCAGAATTATTCATAATCAATTATTCTTTATTATAAATAATAATATGAGAATGTCAAGAACTGATGCTACAAAATTAGAAAATATTTATTTAGAAATGACATCAGTTGGTGTAGTTGGCCCAGTCACTTCTATTGTGACTGATTTAGGTGCAGAAAATGTAGATTCATATGCTGAAAGAGACACCAGAATTCCAAAAGGACCAAAAAAGAAAAAAGGCAAACCAGAAATAGCTAGAAGAAATCTATCATTTGATAGTACATTAGATTATCAAACTCCTGAAGTTAAAGCTAATATTAAAAATATTAGAAAACAGTAAAAAGGCACTTGACAAATAAAAAAACCATATTATATATGGGTGGTGGGTGGGATTTGATATATATAATATATTATAATATATATAATATTAATTTATATTGTATATTATTATTAATATTATAATTATTATATGTCAGAATGGATAAATTTACCTGAAAATAAAAATAGTTTTCATGGAGTTGTTTATATTATTAATAATAATCATCCAGATTCTAAAAAAAAGTATTATATTGGATGTAAAAAAATATTAAAAAGAATAAAAAGAAAACCATTAAAAGGTAAAAAGAGAAATAGAATAGACTATGTTGATAATAATGTAGATTCTTATTGGGGAAGTTCAGAAGAATTGAAAAAAGATATAGAAA